CGTGAAAAGAGACGAACGACCGCTGCTGGCCCTTCTCGGACGCCACCCAATGTCCGCTTCCGCGCCGTTGCTGGGAGATGAGCGGACATCGCGGATTTATGAGTACACGCCCTAGTGAACAGCGTACACAATAGGGCGAGATCTCACGTGCGGCCCAGCTCGACGAACAGCCAGACGATCGCCAGGCAGAGCGCCACGCTGACCCCGGCGATCGCCATGTCGAGAAGCTCGCCGCGGAAGGCCGCGGCATCGATCAGGGTCTGCGTCTCGAACTTCATCGCAGCGTCACCTGGAAAAAGTGCGAGGCGATCCACAGCGCCGCGGCGCCGCCACCACTGCCAAACACCAGCAAGTAGACCCAGCGGCCGGCAGTCAGCGCGCCGGACGCCTTGTGCTTTGCCACCTCGACGGCGTCGACGATCGGTTTCATGTCGGCGATGTCGGAGATTGCCGCTTTGACCAGCCCCTCGAGCGTGCGGAAGTCGTCGACGACACGGTCGATCTTTTGATGCAGGTCGCGGCGGCCGATCGAGGCCTTTTCGTCCTGGTCGCGCCATTGCCGGGTCAGCGTGTCGACCGAGGCAACCAGGCCGCCGATCGTCTGCGCCATCTTGAGCAGCGCAGCCTGCGTGGTTTCAGCTTCCGTCACTTCCCGCCCTCGCCGTAGCTCTGCCGAACGCTGTCGTACCAGGCGTGTCCCGCCTCGATCCGCTGGTTGGCTTCCTTCAGCGCATCGCGCGTGCGCGCCAGGCGCTCGCGCGCGTCGCTATTGAGGCTTGCGCTGGGATCGCCAACGGGCGCGAAGATCTGCGCCGGCGCCGCCGGCAGCTCCCGCCGGAGCGGGGCAGGCAGCGGACTTGATGCGCAGCCCGCGCAGATCATCGCAAGTAAGACCGCAGACGTTCGGCTTGCCCGCCGCAGCGAGCGCCTCGCTCCGCTTGCGCAATTCGTCGACATAGGCATCGGTCCCCACCCTTTCCTGCTCTGCCTGTTGCTCGATCGCCTTCGCCCGCAGCACGGCATCGCCGGCGGCGCGGTTGGCCTCGAGGAGATCCTTGCGCGCGGCCGCCAGCTGCGCGTCGAGCGCCTTCTCGCGCCAGGCGCCGTCCGCGGCCGCATAGCCGGCGTTGTAGAGGTGGAAACCCGCGGCAACGGCCGCGATGCCGATGACGAGCGCGAGCACGCCGGCCAGAAGCGCGCCGGCCTTGAACGGCGACAGCTTGACGCCGGCGAGGCCGAGCAGCTGCACGATCGCAGCGATGACCGCGCCGCTCATGTGTTCTTGCCCGTGCGGTAGTCGGCCAGGCGCTTGACCTCGATCTTGTGCGCGACCGACCAGATCAGCACGCCGAGGCCGGCGACGATCGCCAGCACCAGCACGGCCGCGAGCAGCCAGACGATCGCCTGCGGCGGAATGCCGAGCCCGCCGACCGCGTCCCTTGCACCCGACACCGCCGACGCCTTGTCGGTGATCCAGGCCAGCAGACCGGCAACCGAAAGGCTGCCGCCCGTGCCGAACAGACTGCCGGCCCAGCGCTTGACCTGGTCGGTGATGGAGATGGTCTCGACGCCCTGCTCGCGCAGATCCTGCGTCGTGGCGTTGGCGCGGACCTCCGCGACCTTCCGCGGCTCGGCGCGCGCCAGCGCGGCGAGCAGATCGTCGTCGATGCCGGGCACCAGCGGCAGATCGTGCTCATGCCGAAAGCTGAGGATCGCAGCCTCGGTGCGCCCCTTCGGCACCAGCTGGCCGTCGACGGCGCCCGTGTCGTAATAGCCCAGCTCGCGCAGCCGGGCCTGCACCTGGACCACGACATCGGGATCGGGCGCCGGCGCGACGTGCTCGAGTCTTTCGTGCTGGTCCGGATGGTGCTCGGCGAGGCCCTTTTCGAACAGCCGCGCCTCGGTCTCGCGGCGGCGATAGAGGCCGGAGGTTTTCGGCCAGAGACGCTGCATCGAGCGGATCAGGCCGGGGATGCGGGCAAGGTCGCCACTGGCGACGCAGGCGCGGATCTCGCGCATCTCGGCATAGCGCGCGCCGGGCTTCACGAACCCGGCGGCGTCGCGGTTGAAGGCGATCGACCACAGCACGCCCTTGCAGTCGGGCCCCAGCTCGCCGGCGCCGGGACAATAGCGCTCGAGGATGGCGAGATAGCGCGGCAGGTCATGATTGGCGAACACGTCGAGCGCGACCGGCCAGGGAATGTCGACCTGCCCGCGGGTCGCGCGGCAATAGGCGGCGGCCGCCTCGCCGCGCTTGCCCGACGCACCGAGCAGGATGCTCAGCATCGCGGCGTCGACCTTATCGGCCCAGTCGGCGCGGATCTGCGCCTTGGTCTGTGTGCCGAAATCGTAGCCGATGCCGCCGGTCGGGCCGCTCTGCTCGCCGGGATATTCCAGCGCGTGGCGGTATTTCCGCTCATAGACGGCCTGGCTCGTCACCTCCTCGGCGACGACAAGATCGAACGACGCGCGCGAAATGCCATGCAGGTCGAGCATGTGGCTATCTTCCCAGGTGAGGGAATAGGTCATTGATCGCTCTCCATGTGGGTAGCGTGTAAGGAAGGAGTGGCACAACCCGATCGCTATGTTAGGTTGCGGGCCCCTGAGGAGCTGGGCAAATGACTAAATTCTCTATGGGCCGACTTTCGATCGACCCAAATTTACCTATTCCACTTGCTGGACGAGGCGGCCCGGCACGCATGGCACTCTCCGCTCACGATAATCTCGAAGTGAACATCGTCGCGGCCGCCGATGAGGATGGTCGTTACGTATTGGTTTTGGTGTCGATCGACGCACTATTTGTCGGGAGAGAATTGAGCGACCTCATCCTGTCGCAATGCGCGAAATTCGGGATTCACAATGAAGCGGTGCTTATTGTCGCCTCTCACACCCACTCGGCACCCGCTCTGGAAAATGCGAAGCCACAACTTGGCGAACGCTCAGACGACCACTTCAACGAAGTGTCCAGCGGCATTGTGAGGCTTCTCGCGGAGATACTTCAGTCGGCGCCGACGAGCGCAATCGTCTCAAAAGGCACCTCGAAAGTTCACGCCGCTGTCAATCGACGGAAACCGTGGTTCTTGCCAAGGCTAACTCGCAGAGGTCTGGACTTTGACAGGACAATTCTCGCCCCAAATCCGGCCGGGCCGGTTGATCCGGTCGTAACATGTTTCACCCTCGCAGGCGTTCGCCCAGCGGTTATCTGGCACTACGCATGTCATCCTGCCGGCTTCCCAGATGACACCACAGTCAGTGCGGATTTTCCAGGAATCGTCCGCGCAGCAATTCGAGAAGAACTTGGCCCTGATGCCGTCGTTCTATTTTTGCCAGGATTCTCTGGCGATATTCGGCCGATGAGCGGCCCTGCAGCTCTCACTGCGAAATTTTTCATACGTACTCTATTGCAAGGCCCTCACTTCCATGACCTGTCCTTAGAGAAGTGGACAGATTGGTCGGGATCCATCGCTCGCGGAGTTGTCGCGGCCATGAAGGTGGCAACAGTCGTGTCTTTCCGGCGTCCAGTTAAATCCTGTCACAATGCGGTCGCGCTAAGTGAGTTGTTCGACAACGGTGACAGTCGCCGCCTCGTTGAGTGTCAGAAGATTGAACTGTTCGGCGAAAGGATAATATGCATCAGCGCGGAGCCTCTTCATTCGCTTAGAGAGCTTTGTGACCCGCAATCAATTGTCGTCGGTTATAGCCGAGACGTATTCGGATACTGGCCTCAGGAGCGAGAAATCAGACAAGGCGGATACGAGGTCAACGGATTCAAAAGGTTATTCGGCATTTCGGGACCATGGAAGTCCGGTACAGACGATGTACTAAAGTCACTCATGGATTTTCCGCAGCATGCGAAGAACTTGGATCCTGCCCGAGCGCCAACGACAAGTTAAATGATCCGCAACAGCTTGTTTGCGATGATCGTGGGCTGCGCAAGCGAAAATGGAGTGCTGTTCTGTCCAGGTGCTGGCGAGCCTGTGAACGTCTGAGCGCTGATCGTCGCAGGTAGCGTGAACTGACCGCCATTGTTCGAACCGAGAGAAATGCGGTCGTTCACCTGCGATCCAGTCTGGGCGAAGCCCTGCATAGGAACGGTTGCCGTCGCCTGAGATACCGTGCCGGCTGGTGTATAGGGAGGAAGGTTCGTGCTCGCCAGTGTCTTCGTATCATCACCGCCAGAGCCGCCCAATGTCGTCGGGCTCCCGCTCGTGATGCTTGCGTTGCTTAATCGCGACGCAGCACTTCCGCCCATGTCATCCTTGCCTGCGACAACGCGACCTCGTAGATCTGGAATATTGAACGTCGTCGATCCGTCTCCGACGCCGTAGGTTGTTCCGAGAAGGGCAAACATGCTTGCATAGGTCGTGCGCGAGAGTGCCTGTCCGAACATGAACGCGAATGCGCTGCTCGGTGCGGTGGCCCCCCAGAAATCCATGCTGCCGCCCAATGGCACCCCATAGGCATTCCCCCCGAGTCCGTGCAGGTAGAACACCTGACTGGCATGATTGTAGAGCGCGGTGTACGGCGTGCCCAGGATCAGCACGTTGGACTGCAGCTCGACGCCAGGTGACAGGCGCAGCGGCTTGCCCCCGAGTCCGTCGACGTTGAGCGTCACGGTCTGGCCGTTCGCCGCGTGCGGCGTGAAGGCAATGATGTTGCCGTCAAGCCGCGCCAGGCTATCGTATTTGCGATAGCTCGCCACGGTGTAGGCGGTCGACGTGCCGCCCGTCACGATGGCCCCGGCGATGTCCTCCCTGAACATCGATGTCGATGCGAGCGGCGATGCCATCACCTCCTTGGTGCCGGCGCCGAACGTCCCCTTGGTTTCCTCGACCGTCGTCAGCGTGATCTGGTTCGTCGCGCTGTAGGTAGCAATGCCGGTCCAGAACGCGACGCCCGGCTCGACGACGGTGACATAGGTCTGGTCGCCCACCGCCATGAAGGCGGAGAAGGTGTTGTAGGAGCCATCGGGCGCTCCTGCCAGCGCGTAGGGACCGCTGCCGGACGTCGTCGACATCTCGAGAATCCGCGCTTTGGGACGAACGAAGCTCATGAGTAATGCTCCGTCACCTGGATGTATCCCGAGCCGCCAAGGCCTCCCGCCGAGCCACCTGTACCGGCCGTTCCGACCGTGCCGCCTGCTCCGATCGCATAGCTGTAGGTGGCCGCCGGCGAATTAATGATCGCGCGGACGAACCCCCCGGCCCCGCCGCCACCGCCGGAGTTGATGGTGGCGCCGTCGCCGCCGCCGCCACCACCGGAGCCGGAGTTCGCAGGGGCCGCACCGCCGGCGGACTGATTGGGTTGCCCGGGAAGACCACCGCCGCCATAAGGCGACGGCGCGCCAAAACCTCCCCATTGATTTGTGGAGGCCGCGCCATTTCCGCCGCTGGCACCCGGCTTGTTCGTAAAGCCGCCGGTCGCGGTGCCTCCGGCGCCGCCGCCCCCGGTCGCTCCACCCCCCGAACCTCCACCACCCGTCAGCGTGCTGAAAGTAGTGCTGCCGCCCGCTCCTCCGGCGCCTGCGGAGGTCCCCGATCCGGAGCCACCGCCGCCAGCGCCGATCAGCTCGACCTCGATCCAAAGTGCGTCCGCCGGCGTCGTGTAAGTACCGGAGCCCGACGTGAAGACCTGCGTCGTTGGTCCTTTGAACAGATTGGCCGCCGCCTGCGCCTTTTGAGCCGCCGTCAGCGTTTGCGGGCCGTTGAGCATCAAGGTGGCCGCGGCCGGCTGCCCCATGAAGACTTGCTTCACTCCGCCGGACGAAAACGTCCCCTTGCTCTCGTAAACGGTGGTGACCGTGACCTGGTTGGTGGCGCTATAGGTCAGCAGGCCCGTCTTGAAAGCGACGCCGAGCTCGACCACCGCGCCGATCGTGGTGTCGCCGACGCTCATCGACGCCGAGAAGGCGTTGTAGGATGCGTCGAGCGCGCCGGTGACAGTGAACACGGTCTGGCTGTTCGAAGTCGATTGCTCGAACACGCGGTCCTTGGGCGGAACAAAGCTCATGTCAGATCCTCTCGTCGAGCCGAAGCTGCTTGCCGAACAGCTCGGAGATCACGCCGAACGTTACCGGTGTGATGTCGGTCATCAGGCCGCAGAACGACACGCGCGGCCAGTTGGAGGCACCGGGCTCGGTAATCAGCAGCACGTTGATGCGGCGTCCGCAGACCCGATCGAGCCGCTCGAACAGGCCGTAACGCTGGGTCTCCTCGACCCACGGGAACGACAGGTTGACACGGCGGAAGGAGTTGTCGGGCCAGACCAATGTCAGGCCCGACGACGTCGGCGACACCCGCGAGCGATCGACATATTGCACCGAGCCACCTGGCTCGAAATTGATGGCGATCTCCTCGCGAAGGCCCTCGAACACGAGGCCGGCCTCGACATAGTCGGCGCCGGGGTCGGAGATGTCGAAGCGCAGATAACGCCAACTCGCGGGTGCATCGAGCAACACGACGAAGGACCCGTAGTCGATATCGAATCTGCGATCGCCGTTGGTCACCGGCCCGCTGTCGAACACGTCGCCGGCAACCCCAGTTGCATCGACCGACGACAGCCGCAGGCGCACCGTCGCAGCGGCCGAACAGGTCAGTCCACAGATCATGACGGTATCGCCCGTCAGGCTGGCGCCCGCGTCGACAACGAACCACGCCGCGGCATCGAGCGATCGCCAGCGTTCCGAGGGATGCGGCGTCAGCAGCTTTGAAGCCGGCATGGTGAGGACCTGGCTCGAGGCCGCGACCGAGCCGGCCAGCGCGACGTTGTCCAGAACGAGGGACGCGTTAGCCATAGGCGACGATCTCCACGGTATCGAGGCTGGCGTTCTCGAAGTCGACCTTCGCGTCGGATTCCAGGACGACCATCAATCGCCCCGCGCGCAGGTCAAAACGATCATGCGTCACGCGGATGACGTCGCCCATCTCCCGTCGCAGCGCCCGCCGCGGCAGCGGCATGCGGTAGATCGCTCGCGTCGTCTTGAACAGATTAATCAAGCGGGCCGCCTCGGTCGCGGCATCGGCCGCATTGGAGAAGTAAGACTGCACGGGATCGCGGTCCTGCGCGAAAGGATGGTCCGTCAGAATCGTGCTCGATGTGGCCTCCGCCAGCCGATAGGGCTCGGCGACGAAGGCCTTGCGCGCGGCCGTGACGGCGCCGGCGAGGTCGGTCTGCACGGTCCAGCAGCGCTGGTACGGCACGCGCCAGCGCCAGCGGGGCGGACGGTAGGATTCCGGCAGCGGCTCCTTCTTGATATCGCCGCCGACCATGTCGGCCCGCGTAAAAGACGCGACCGGATCGCCAGACGGCGCCTGAAAGATCCGGACCTCGAAGGTTCCGTCGAGCCGATGCCCGCCCCAGCCGCCGATTCCGCCCATCACATTCTCGATGAAGGCCGCGACCGTCAGATTGTCGTCGGGCCCGATGAAGTAATCGATCGGCGCCGGCTGGGCCGTATTCACTGCATCGAACGAAGCCGTGTAGAGGTCGTCAGGATCCGTCAGCACAGTCCGGCGCCGCAGTGCCCAGCGCGCAATGTCGGCGGTCCGCACGATGTAGCCGTCTGTCTTGTCACCCTTGACGTCCGCCGTGACCGTGCCGGCCGGGCTCGACCCAAGCTTGAAGAGGCCTTCGGCCAGACAGGTAACGAACTGGCCGGCCGTGACACTGGCTGCGACGAGGGCCGCGTAGTTTGCGACATTGCCGCCGCTGGTGAGCGGCACGCCGCGGTCATAGACCGCGTCGACTGCCTGCATCGCACCGTCATGGGCCTGGTAGATCAGGAGACTCGGCACCAGAAGCACCGGCGTGATGTTGAGCGTATTGCCGAAGGCGAGCGGCTTGCGCTTGCCGGCGAGATCCGATCCACCGTCGGCCCCTCCTGTGCCGCCATAGGTGTGCGGCTGCATCGGAACTTCGAGCTTGTAGGAATAATCGACCAAGTCGATCGACACCGACTCCGTGTCGTTGTTCCAGCCGGTGGCCGTCAGCTTCGCGAGCGGATAGGTCTCTGCATAGGGTTGGTCCGGCCGGCCGACCCGGATGCTGATGGGACGACCGTCGATCGCATAGGATAGCTGCAGGAAGTCGTACTCGGCGTCGGCGTTGGAGATCTTCAGATTGCCGGCGCCGGTGGTGAAGCGGCCGATGTCGCCCTGCATGATCGAGCGCGTGAACGAGAAGCTCTGCAGCACGCCGCGAAAGGGCTGGCTGGGCGGTGTATCGGCAGGCGCGGTTGCATAGCCGGCCGCATTGGTGACGAAAATCTTCAGCGTCAGATCCGCCGACAGATCCATCGTCATGTCGACATAGACCCGCAGGTCGCGACGGCTGGCGGACCACGGCAGAGCGGACCAAGGGGCAATTCCATACATCAGGAGCGGTCCGTCAAAACCCACGGTTCAATCTCGGCGAAATAGGCGATCGGCACGTCGGCGGCCTCCAGCATCAGATCCCAGGCGGTCGACCCTGCACCGAGCACCGTCGCGCCCCCGGCGGCGCTTCCGCGCGCCGCACGGGCGCCGATCGCAAATGCGCTGGACGAGCCCCCGGCAGTTCCCTTTGCAGCAACCGCCCCGATGCCGGTAACCGTCGAGGTGCCGCCGGCGGCACCCTTGGCCGCGGCGCCGCCGACGCCGACGACCGTTGCTACGCCGGCCGAGGAGCCCCTTGCCGCCGCCGCGCCAATGCCGGTGACATTCGACGTGCCTGCCGCGGCGCCTGGCGCGCGGGTGGCTGTCTTGTCAGTTTCCGAAAAGCGATTGCGGCTGAACGGTCCAATGCTGAACATGGCTCAGCCCACCTCTTGCGCGGCCTGTGCCCGGATCAGTCCTCGGTGATGGTGGTGCCGTTGGTGATCACCGGCGGCACGCCGGTGCTGATGACGATCGCCGGCGACAGCGTGCCGGAATAGAGGATCTTGCCGGCCCCGCTCAACGCCGTCCCGATCGAGAAATACGTGGCAGTCGCGCTGCCGCCAGTCGCGGTCGGGAAGTTGACGTCGTTCACCGGCGAGACGCTGTTGCCCGTCACAGTGAAACCGGTCGAATTGCGCGGCACGGCGATACGCGCATAAGAGGTATAGGCGACCTCGTTGGTGGTCTGGCTGCCACCTTCGCCGGGGTCGGTCGTATGCAGCGCGACATAGAGGCTGGTCAGCGGCGACGACGCGGCGTTGTCCGCGAGGTTCGCGATCGCGGTGCCGTTGAAGATCAGCTTGAGTAGGTCGTTCTCGAACGTGTCGCCCTTTGACATCGTAGCAGTCCTTTCAGGTGAGGCGCAGGCGCAATTGGCCGACAGGGATCTGAAGCGGCTGGCCAGTGGTGATGGTGCGCGGCGTGGCGGGAACGCCGGGGCAGATCATGTTGCCAGCACCGATGCCGGATGCGTCCTCGATGCCGAAATGGGTGATGGTGCCCCAGTCGGCTGTCGCGGGCCCGAAGGTGATGACCGTGGTGTTGATGCTGACCCCGGAGGAATCGGCGGCACCCATCACACCGGCGAGCGGCACGCGGGCATAACCGCCCGCCGAGACCTCGAAAGCATGTGAGCCGACCGCGCCGGGATCGTCGGTATGTGCCGACAGATACAGCACTGGCGGACTATAGGGCGCGACGCCAGTGAGATCGTCGATGATCTTCTGACGGCCGTAGGATGTGGCTGCCATGACCTCAACCAGCTCCCCTGGCGGATGGCCGCATAGCACGGCCGCGGTTCTCCATCGCGGCAATCAGCCGATCGAGCCGGGCCGCGACCTTGTCGCCGTTGTCGTTCACAGCCTGGATCTGCGACAGCGTCGCCGATCCCAGCGCCTGGACCAGCGCCTGGGTCTGGGCCACGAAATATTGCCCGGTATCGGTCCCGCCGCTGCCGGTGAAGACCTGCGATACCTGCGGGGCCAGAGCCGCACTCGACAGGGACGACGTCGAGGTCGCAGCGCTCGCCGAGCTCGAGGCGATCGCCGGCGACGCACCGATCAGCGCAGCCAGCGCCGAGGACACCGCCTGATAGATCCCGGCATAGCCTTCCGACGAACCGTAGAACGAACGTGCCTGGTTCAGCAGCGCATCGGCCGACTTGGTGATGGATCCCAGTGCGGTCGCGTCGCCGCCCTGCGCCAGGCCAAGCTGCGCAGAGAATTGCGACTGAGCCGCCGCGAGTTGATCCTGCGGCGACAGGATCGAATTCGAGCCCAGCTGCAGGCTGTCGAGATAGTCCCGGATGGTCTTGATGGAGTCCGTGATGTCGACGGTCGCCTCGTGCACGACGCCGGCGAGGTCCGGAAACAGCTTGGTGAACTCGGTGAACTGGTCACCGACCAGCCCGGCATCCTGAATGATCTTCTGAGCCTCGGCCTGAAACACGGTTGAAATCTGCGCCAGCAACGCCGGGCTGTTGCCGAGATCGGCCGCATTGGCGAGATCCTCCTGATGCTTCTTCAGCAGCGCGCTGGCATCATTGAGATAGGACTTGCCCTGCGCCGCATTCAGCCGTTCGGAAAGACCTTCCGTCACAGTATCGGTGAAATCCGAAACGAGCTTCTTGATCCGTGCCGCCGCCGCCGCATCGATTTCCGCGTCGGAACCGGTCGATCCGCTATAGGCCTGATGGATGATGTCCTTGAGGCCCGCCGCCTCGTCGTTGACGGCCTTGATCCCCTGCTGCAGCGTCGTCAGCGTATCGCTGTCGGCAAACTCGCCAATGATCCGCCTCACGCCGAGATAGAACGTATTGTCGATGGCGAGTTCGTCTGCGCGCGCTTTCGAATCGCCCTTTTCGACCAGCTTGTCGACGGCGGATCTGAGCTCCTTGAAGTTCGAAAACAGCGACTGCAGCTCGCTGGTCAGCGGTCCAAGGTCGACGCCGGCGGCGGCCTGGTTGAACTTCGTGACCTGGTCGGCCATCCTGGCCCACTGCGCCTGCGCTTCCTGCAGCTCCTTCTTATTCTTCTGGTCACCGGCAAAGATCGCGGAGCCGATCGCTATCACGCCTTCGATGCCGCCCTGCAGGAAATTGCCCGACATGATGTCGGACAGCGCCTTGTCAGCCATCTTCGAGGCCAGCTGATCAGCCGCGCCGACCAGTGCATCCATCGCCGACTTGCCCTGCAAAAGGCCCTGGAAAAAACCCTTGGTGAAGTCGAGCCCGGTGTCCTTCACCTCCTGCAGCGCGGCCGTGAGCCGCATGGTGTTGGAGAGCGCATCATCGGTATATTGCCGCCAGTCGTCGCCGTGCAGCCTGCGCTGGATCTGTGCGATCTGCAGCTCCACGCCCGACAGACCGACCGTCTGCCGCGCGAAATTGGCGTCGCCTTCCGCCTTCCACTGGTCGAAGGCAGCCTTTGCCTGCTCCATGCGCTCGCGCAAATCGTAGAACTTGTCGGCGAACTGCTCGAGGTCCTTGTAGCCCGCGCGCTCGGCCGCTGCATAGAGATCGGCCTCGACGCGCAGCCCCGCCATCGCAGCCTCGGATTCCCCGACCGCCGATGCGTTGGCCTTCATCACGGCAATGTGCCGCTCGGCGGATTCGATCGCCTTGTCGAGGCCGTCCTTCTGGCCCATGTCGGGCAGCTGCGTCGTGGACTGGGGCGGCGAGACGTACAGCCGCGACGGCTTGTCATAGAGCGCCGCCAATTTGTCGAGGAGCTTGTCGACATCGGCAATCGACGCATCTTCCGGCAGGCCGAGCAGGCCCGCCAGATTACGGCCCTTGAAGCCGGCGAACGACTGCTGACCGAGGTCTCCGATCTGCGCGATGATCTCGCGCAGGCGATAGGCATCGTTGATCTGGTCGTTCAGCTGCGACTTGGTCTTGTCCTCGTCCGGTGTGGTCCAGCGCCCGACGGCACTACTTGCCACGCCGATGCCGGCGATGATCTGCGAGGCGAGACCAGCCATCTGCGTCAGCAGCGGCAGGATCGAGGCCAGCGACGCCTTGAACTGCAGGTCCCAGATCGCGACCGCCTCTTTCCACTGCGTGTTGAACTCTCGCGCCTTGGCGATGGTGTCGTCATCGATGATGATGCCGAGGTCCTGCGCCTTCTTCTTCTGCTCCTCGATCGCATCGGCGCCCTGGCGCAGGAACGGAATCCAGTCCTTGGACAGCCCGACGATGCGCGCGATGCCCTGCTGGACCTGCGGCGAGGCGCTCTGCATCAATCCAGCGATGTCGGCGAGCGCCTGCTTGGTCGAGATCAGTTCGCCGTTCTGCTGCTTGATCGAAAGTCCGTTGGCCTCGAACAGCTTGCCGAACTCGGTGGCGCGCGTGCTCGCCTGCGTCAGGTCATCGGAGATCTTGTCGAGCCCGGAGAAGAAGTCCTTCTCCTTGACCCCCGCCGACATCGCGGCAAATAGCGTCGCTTGGAATTCCTTGACGCTGAGGCCGGCGAGCTGGGCCCGGTCCTCGAGATCGACAAGGATCTGCGTCTGCTTGCCGACCGCGTCATAGAAGCTGCGCACGCCGGCGATAGCCGCGACCGCGGCAAGGCCGACGCCGGCGATCGCCAGCGCCGCACTCTGGGCGCTCGACACACCGCGCTCGGACGAATCCGCGGCCTTGTCCATGGCCTGCGCATAGCGATCCGCGCCGGACGTATCGGCATCGATCACGAGCTCGGTGACGGTCTGGTCGGACATTCACTCTCTCTGCTTCATTCGCGCTTTTTGGCGAATTCGATCCGGAACAGATTGTCGAGATCTTCGATCAGCTCGATCTCGAACGGCGAGAAGCGCCGGGCCCCCAGGCGGGCGAAGGCCTCGATGTCGGCATAGGCAATCGGGTTGATGCCGAACCCCGATCCCGTGCGGCGGCCGGAGAGCCGCTGAAACGCATTCCAGAGGTACAGGAGCGGCATGGGGAACGGCGGGACCGCGAGCTGCGCCTCGATCTCCGCCCGGCCCTTGGCGCTCCTCGTGCGCTTCAGCAGGCCCTCCAGCTTGTCGCGCTGGCTGAAGCCATCCTTGTCCTTCGCCTCGAGCGCGAAAGTGGCTTCAGCAAAGGCCCTCAGCTCGTCGCCGAGGGCTGAATAAAACTTTCATCTTCCTTCAGGTACTCGGTGACCTGCCGGAACAGCCAGCTCTTGCGCGGATCGGCGAGCAGCTTGCGGGCGGCGTCGGGAGAGAACTCGATCGTCTCGCCGTCGAGCCTGATCGGTGTGAAGCCCTTGGTGCGCTTGACGATGCTGTCGACGTTGCGCTTGCGCAGGTCGTCGATGGACTCGTCGTCGGCCTTCCACTTCTTGCCGTTGACCCGCGCCTGCTCCTTCTCGCGCGCCTGGCGCAGCTGCTCCTTGCCGACTTTATCGGCGAGATCCAGCGTGATGGGATGGCCTGGACCGTAGAACGTCCAGATCCATCCGGTCGGCTCCTCGGTCTTGGGATGCTTGATGTTGAGCGTCGCCTCGTCCTGTGCGTCGAGACCGCCGATGTCGAGGGTATCTTTTTCGGTATCCATGGTGTCGATCCTCTGTCGGAAGGAGTGCCCCGCGACGGCCGACACCGCCGCGGGGCGATTGCGCGCAATCATTCTGTCGGGAATGGCGTTGAGGCGCTCCGGGCTACGGCGCCGAGGTCTGGAACTTGATGATCGCGGCGTCGTGGCCGGTGCCGGCACCGTCGATGCCGGCCAGCGCAACCGGCACCTGCACGGTCTGGGTACGCCCGCCGCCCTGGTTGGAGAACGCGGAGGGATCGGCACCACCGAGGGTAAAGTTGCCCATGTAGATCGAGAAGAAATCCTTGGGCTCAGCCTCATTGTCGACGGCGAGGACGTGCAGCGAATAGACCGTCTCGGCCAGGAAGTCCTGGAAGATGGTCAGGTCCTGGTAGAGCATGCCGAGGTTGAGTGAGATGCCCATCTGGCCGGTGAATACATCGGGCGAGTACTTGATGCCGCCGGAGCCGAATACGGACGGCGCGTTCGGCGTGATGTCGGCGGTCAGGTCGAAATTGGTCAGAGAGACCAGGTCCTGCCCGGCAAGCCGGATGGTGGCGTCGACCACCGAGAACGGCGCATTCGCACCGAGCACCGGCGAGGTGAAGTAAGGCGAGG